ACAGCAAAAGTCGTTAAGGTTTGTCATTGAAACGCATGTAATATCGCCAACTTCGTTTGTGTGAACATCACAATTACCATAATTAAATAATTCGTGCCAGTATTTGCAATCCTTACACCTTACCACTTCAACAACATCTGCTGTAGGTATGTTATCAATTAAAGCTTTGATATGTGCTGTTGAATATTCATTTTGAAAATTTCCTGCAAATTCTGCTTTTGCTAATTCGGCATTAATATATCTAGCCATTGTTAACCTCCATTTCTAACCATCTAATTTTGCAATTGACACAACAACTGTTATCTTTTCCGTCATATTGACAATCATCACTATTAGGACACGATATGTAATCAGTAATACATTGTTTTTGACAATTATCGAGGGCATCATAATTTTTTAAGTCTTCGCTTAGCATTTTAAAATTTTTCATTTATTTTTCCTCCATTTCTTTTAAAGCCTGTTTGGCTTGGTCTGGATAGAAAATATTGATTATTTCTTCTATTTTTGTTATTTCATTAACATCAATTTTGCTATTAACAAGATTGTTAAGTTTAATGTCATTACTAAAATACTGAACTGTTGGTAATTCAAAAAACAAATTTGCTATATCTTTACTATCTTTAATTTTGCTGATAATAATATTTTCCCATTCTTTATAATATATTGAAGAAATAACAAGCAATTTTAACGTTTCTAACCACTTACAAGGCAACTCAACCATTCTCCCATCAGCAAGTTTATTCTTGTATTCAGCGTTTTCAGCTTTGAGTTGTTCAATCTCCTGTTTGCATTCCTCAAACAAATCCCAAATCTCTTGTACAAAATCTTCTTGCTCATTAGTTTTACAATCACATTGTTCAAGTTCTTTTTGCATTTTAATAATTTTATCCATTATTTAACCTCACTTTCAACTGGCAGTTTTATAAAATCTTTGCACTCAATTGGGAATGGTGTATTTTTGCAATTTTCACATTCGCTGAAATCGTGTTCTTTCCCCATAAACTTATCGCAAGCAAGACAATAATACTCAACCTTACATCTTGTTTGTATCTGTTTTAGCGGACTGCCATATTTTAATCCATTATATTTTGCAGGGTGAACATACCCAATGTTATCAAGCATTAATCCATTACTTATAAATTGTTCATTAACGATTTTGTCTGTTGTCATTATTCCACCCCGCTTTCAAGTAATTCCGGATTGTCAAAGATGTTTCCGATGACATTGCTATGAGAAATATAAAAATATAAATCTTTTCTGAATGTGTTTGGCTTTGGTGCTTTTGTTTCTACATAAAAGCCTTGATTTCCACATTCATATTCTTTTGTCATATCGCAAGGCTTATTTTTCCCAAACATTACAGCACCTTTGTATTTTGTAAGAAAATATGATATATCTAATATATCTCCCTCAAAAATCTTAACCCCATTTTTATCCGTTAAGCCTGTGAATTGTGATACTGTTTCGGGAAGGACACAAACCGTGTGCGGAATACCATTTTTCAAATAATCTATACAAGGCACATCATAAACTCCAGTATAAAACCCCTCAACCCATTCTCCATTATCAACCCTTTTACCTTTAAATAATATTTCACGCATTTTTATTCCTCACTTTCAGCATAGCACCAACTATATCCAAATACGGGTTTTAATTTACCTTTACAAATTTGTGTTATGTATTCACTTCTAATATTTGTTTGCCTGCTCGCTTCTCGTATACTCTTAAACGTTTGTATAACGTTGCCTGTTGAACATTCAATTTGTTTTACTGGCTTTTCCCTTCTTTCGTTTGCAATTTTATAGCCATGCATTACGTCAAGAATTTTAGATGCGTGTTCTACGTTTTCTAAAGGAGTACACCATTCTAAATTATTTACATTGTTATTGTGAGGATTTCCATCTATATGGTTTACATATGGTTTGTTTTTAATGTTTGAAATAAACGTTTTTGCTACAAGTCTATGTATATATTCTCTTTGTTTTTTACCGTTATTATATAAATCAACATATAAATATCCTTTTCCAGCATTGTTAGATGTAGGCTTTTTTACTTGATTTCTTTTAATGTTGACGACTTTCCCGTTTTCATCAATTGTATAATTTTCAAAACCTACTATTTGTTTAATCATTAACATACCCCCAACTTTGAAAAGCTCTTGTAATAATTTCATTTTTGCTATTTTTAAACTCTCCCAACTCTTTTGGAGTTTCATAGATTTTTAGGTTTGAGATGTGCCAACCGTAAACGCTCTGTTTACCATTTGCATATTCTTTTATTTGCTGACACGTTAAACAAGTGTTATTTACAATTTGTGTATTAGTCTGTGGAAAATATGCTTGATATGGTATCTCAAATTTTTCAATTTCATCACACACAAACTCGCCTATGACTTTGCTATTCCACATATACAGTCCAGATGTTTCTGCAAATTGTTCTTTTGAAGTTTTTAAAAGATTTAGTGTGTCACTTATATATGATTTTCCATCTCCATAAAAATAAGGCTTTCCCTGTGTGCAATAAATCAGACATTTAAACGGTGTATCTAACTTTGGCTTGTTTTTCCTTACCTCAATAGTTTTATTGCCATTTGCGATTAATTCACACCATTTAGGTGGTATGCTTATTAATACTGATTTCATTTTTTATCACTCCAACATCTCAAATGCTTTTTGCTTTAATTCGTCAACATCTAACGTACCCAAAACCATATTAGTACTTAAAGAGCCTACCATTTGCTTTACATCATTAGGTAAAGCATTATATTCTCTAACACTTTGTATTCTCGCTCTATAACTTCGCATAAAGTTTGAAGCAATAACACTATCAAGTGTTGATATTTCTTCTCTAGCCCATTCTTTAAGCTGTGACGGGGAGCCTAAAAGCCTTTGTAATTCTTGTGGTAGCTTTTCAAATTCTTCTTTAGAATTATAGCTTGAATTTTTTAAAGCTTTTTTTATTAAAGACCATGCTTCTTGCTCGGTCAATTCTTCAGGTGCAGTAATTTTCTGAATATACTGTTTGATTGCCCCTATTGACGGAGGAAACCCCTTAATGTCACTTGCTATAAAAGACTTAACACCAGCACTAACAATTTTAAAGTCATCTTCTTTAAACATTTCTGTCCATAAATTTACTGCTGTCATAAGTTCGTCTTGCGTTTTATTACGATAATAGACAGGATACGCAACTTGTAATATTGCCATTAATGTTGCAGTTTCTTTTTTATTCATCTAACGCCCCACTTTCTATTAGGTCAATAAAACTATTGCTTATTGGCTTGTCTTTACTAATCATAGGTGCATTATCTTTTAAAGGGAAAACGCTCTGCCAGTTATTTAAAATTGATTGATTGAGAATGGCTATTTTTGTTTCTTCGTTATCTGATAAGCTATCAAGCTTTGTAAGTAGCATTTCTTTTGCCCTAACAGTTGATAAAGGCTTTTTAATTGATTTTCTCATTTTTTCAAAATCTCTTAATGCTAATAGTAAATTTTCGTTATTAGTATAACTATTAAATAAATCATCATTTTGCTTGCTTTGTGTTGTTTTTTCCTCTTTTTCGTACCAAAACAACACAACAAAATCTCCTGAAACAATAATTTGTACTATTTGATTTTGCTTAATGCTATTTTCGTTTATGTATTCAGTTACAGCTTCATGGCTTAAAAATCTTTTTGATTTCATAATACCTCCCTACTGGAGTACAAAACGCACCCCAGTTAGTTATACTTATAATTGTTAGTTAGAAAGGCACTCCATCGTCTGATAGGATTACTTCAAAATCTGAAATATCGCCAATTATAGCTTGATTATTAGATTGCTGAGGTTGTGGAGTGTATCCGTTACTTGCAGGGGTGTTATTGTCCATTTTCTTCTCACCGGTAAATGAAACACTATCAACATAAACCTCTGTGACATAGTGCTTACTTCCGTTTTTATCATCATAAGTTCTTGTTTTAAGATTGCCCTCTATAGCAATCATGCGACCTTTAGCAAAATACTTTGAGATAAACTCTGCGTTATTTCTCCATGCAACACAAGTTATAAAATCTGATTGCTTTTCTTCACCTGGTTTTGAAAAACTTCTTTCAACTGCTATATTGAAAGTTAAAACACTTGCTCCACTTGGTGTAGATTTCAATTCTAAATCCTGTGTAATTCTTCCCATCAAAATAACTCGATTAATCATAATAAATCACTTTCCTTTTTAAAAATATATTGTTTTGGGAAAAAGTCAAAAATATATCTTGACTTATCCCACATATTGTTTTCTGCCCTCTTTATTGTTCGAGAAACTGTACTTTGCACAACGTTTTCCATTGCTCCTATTTCGGTAATGCTTAACTTTTCAAAATGATACATCTTAAAATACTTTTGTTGTACTTCTGATAAACTGCTTAAAATATAGTTTAAAGAATTCTTTGCATAATCGTTTAAATTTTCATAATCAGCCCAATCAAATTTACATTTTCTTGCTCTTTGGTTATTAGAAATTGTTTTAGGAGGACGTAACTTATAAAAATCGCTACCTAATTTTTTCTTCAAATTAATTTCTCTGCTTCTAACTGACGAACTAGATATACCCAATTTAACTGCCATTGCTTTTCGTGAAAAACCTTGTTTTATTAAATCCAACACTTCCTGTTCTTTTTCAGTAATATTGTTTTTTGGGCTTGAATCCGAATTTGAATTTGACTTTAAATCTTCCAAAACGTTTATTTCTTTTTCTTTTTGGAGTTCTTTGCCTTTTTCAATTATTGCAACTTCATCTTCTGAAACTAAGTTATAATATTCATTACCAAGTTTGTTCTTTAATCTTTTTTTAATGTGGCGTACAGTGCTAATTGATAAACCTAACTGTTCCGCTGCTTTCCGTTGCGAAAAACATTGTTTGAATAACTCTAATACTGCCAATTCATTTTTAGACAACTCAACTTTCTTTTTTATGTCATTAACATGGCTAGGCGTAAGTAATAAAAAATCTTTCCCTAATTTCTTTTTTAAATTAGATTTTTTAGAATAAACAGTTGACATTGCTAAATTTAGTTTTTTAGATATATCCTTGTAAGATGTGCCTTTCTTTAATAATTTAAAAACCTGATTATCAGTTTTATTGATTTCCACTAAAGCCATATCATTTGCCATTGCAGAAAAATCATTAGTGATTTTAACACGTTCGGCTACTTTTTTTCTTGCACCAACTAACACTCTGCTTATATAGCTTTGAGATACTTTAAGTATTTGTGCTATTTCCTTTTGATTTTTTTCTTTAACATATAAATATAATACTTTTTGTTCTAAATCTGATAAACAATCAAAATAAAAGCCTTTATCTTCAGTTTCAATATTGTAGAATTCATTAAGACAGCTTTTGCACTCAACTATACTATAAAAATCAAAATAATTATCGTCGTCAATTTCAGTATCAAGATGTAATGTAACAGAATTAAAAGCGTCTTTTTTACCGTTATTTTTACGCAGTTCCATTAAAATATCATTTCTGATCACTGTTGTAGCAAAAGTAGCAAACTTGACATCTTTGCTTTCATCAAACTTTCTACAAGCTTTCCATAACCCAATTAAGGCAATTTGCTTAATATCATCATCATTTTGGTATTGCTTAAAATACTTATTCACAATATAAAAAGCTAATTTCTCATTGGCATTAAACATTTCGTTTGGTGTCATTACCGTCACGACCTTTAATTATTCATTGCCTTTTAATCTTACTGGCAACACAAGGAACGTAAAGCTATCATTATCTAACGGTTTCACTGTCATAGGCATATTACTACCATTCATCAAAAGCTTAACCTTGTCGCAATCTGTAGCCTTTAAGGCGTCAAGAAAATATCTTGCATTAAATCCTATTTCAATTGTTGGACCAATAACTTCAGCAGTAATAACGTCGTTAATTTTACCTATCTCAGTATTTAAGCTGATATTAACTTGTCCATTCTCAAACTTACATCTTACAGGTGATTTTATTCGCTCATTAACAAGCAACAAACATCTTTCAAAGCTGTTAATTAAGTCCTTGCAATTAACAACCACTTCCGTATTGTTTGACTTTGGAATTGAAATTTTATAGTTATGGAATTCGCCCTCAAGAACTCTTGAAAATATTATGTAGTCACCAACCTGAAATGTAACGTGCTTGTGATTTATGTACATTTGGCATGGTGTTTCTGACTTCTCATTTAACAATTCCATGACTTTTTTTAAAGCACTTGCAGGTATAACTATTTTCATATCATTAGCCTTTATATGCTCTGTTCTTACTGCAAGTCTATATCCATCAACTGCAACTACGTTAAGAATATTCTTATCAATTTCAAAAAGTTCCCCAGTTAATATAGGCTTTGTATCATTTGTAGCAACTGCAAAATTAGTTTGACTTATCATAGATTTTAAAATTGATTGAGATAATGAAATAGCATTTGAATTATCAAGATTTGGAGTGTTTGGATATTCAATAGAGTTTTGCACTTGCAAAGTAAACTTAGTTTTTCCACCTTGAATAGTCAATGTACTCATATCTTCGTTGAGTGAAAAATCAATCTCACCTTTTGACATCTTAGCCACCATGCTACTTAATAATTTCGGCTGAACAATAAAACTCCCCTCTTCCATGCTTTCTGCACTAACAATAGTTGTTATGCCTTGAATTAAATCATAACCAGTTAGCTTTAACTCGTTTTGATTAAGTTGGAACAAAACACCTTCTAATGTTTTTATTTCACATTTTTGTGCAACTGCCTTGCTAACATTATCAAGTGCAGTTTTTAACTCAGTTTTGCCAATTCTAAATTGCATTTTAAGTCCTCGCTTTCTAAAAATTCAAAATCAAATAATGTTGGTTGTTCTATTTTTTCGTCCTCTTGCTTTAAATAACCTACACTATCTCTAAAATAACTGTTATTAAGCTCAATAGTATAACCGTATCTATTCATTTTCATAGCAGTTTTAGCAACCGTTCCAATTCCTCCGAACGGGTCCAGAACAATTTCATTTTTATTTGAATATCTGTTGATTATTCTTTCAACAATATCAAGTTGTAAAGGGCAAACATGCATTTGTAAATCTCTACGCTTTTGGTCTGCGTTAAGTGTTCTCATTCTTAAAATATCGTCCCAAACCTCATCATTCCAACTACCTGGAGCTACAACCATAAATGAAGCAGGTAATTTATCGTTTTCATCAAGGCTTTTAGCTAGTTCAACATGTTCTTTATAATCATAAATACTATTTTTTGAAAATTTACGATATACATTTTGAAGCTTGCCAATAGGAATTTGTAACAATTCTTCTTTGGTTAGCAATCTATTTCCACTTGAACGCCAATAACCGTGTGCGTCAATTTGCCATTGAGCTCTAGAATATTCTTCTTTACTTTTCAACACTGGATTATCAGCATAAGCCGTGCTTGTATCTGTAGGTAATTTTCTAAAAAGCAAGATATATTCAGGACAGCCAACACCCATTTTTGTACCGTCTTTACATTGTTCTGTCCAACCTAGCCTATATGTCTGATTATTTTCCCTTACAACATCTGTAACAACCGTAATCATTCCAAAGTATTGAAACCCGTGTTTTGTATAATGGTCTATGCATATTGCATGAAACGGCTCAACTGTTGGCATTCCTGTACCTGTTGCATTACCAAATAATATACGGTCCTTTACATGACACGCAAAAACTCTGCCAGGCTTTAGAATTCTTAATAAGTTAGGCATTAAAAAATCCATTTGTTCAAAGAATTTATTAGTATCCTCATTATGTCCAAAATCGTTGTAACTTGGTGTATATTCATAATGATTTGAAAACGGAATTGAAGTATGTATTAAATCAATGCTATTAGTTTCCATGATTGCAGTTTCTAAAATGCAATCATTATTTATGGCCGTGAAGTTCTTGCCCTCTATTTTCACTCTCTCAACTCCTATACTGCGAGCAAGCTTATCAATAGTTGAAGTATTTGAAAGCCCATTCTTTTTAATTAACTCGCTCATTTTATTTGTTTGATATTTATACCTATCCCATTTTGCAAGTAAAGCTTTTAATATTTCTTCTTCACTATCCATGTAAATAATGTCAATTATTACTTGCTCTGTTTGCAAAAATCTATATATCCTATGTATGGCCTGAATAAAATTATTAAATTCATAGTCTATCCCAACAAAAATAGCTCTATGACAATGCTTTTGGAAGTTACAACCACTCCCGCTAATTTCTTTTTTTGTTGCAAGCAATCTAAATTTCCCATTAGCAAAATCAATTACACGCTTTTCTTTTGTATCAATATCAAGACTTCCGTAAATTTCAACAGCTTCAGGATATGCTTTTTTTATTGCATGACGTTCAGCTTCTAAATCATGCCACAAAATAAAATGTTCATTAGAACTTGCATTCACAATCTCACTCATTTTATTAACTCTAGCATTAATGCTTTCTCGCTTTTCTCTGCTAGCGTCCTTAAGTGATAGAGAAGCTTCACGGAACATTTGAACTTGTCCAAATTTATCTGCTTCGGCTAGAATGTTATCGCTGCTGATTTTATAATAATTTACTTGCAATGGTGGCAAATCATATCCAACATCTGAATAATTAGGATTTAAATCACTTGGTTTTTGAATGAACAATGCCCAACTACTAACCCATAACCAAAATTCTTCTTCTTTGTGCGAATATAAGGTTAAATTATTAGCTTTTGTGCTATCTCTTTGAAAGAATCTTGTTAACGCTTGCCCTGTATCCATAATTTCTAAAAAACCTGCATAATGAATTAACTCTTTATATTTATTTGGGTCCGGTGTAGCTGTACAGCAAAGTTTAAATTCAACACCTTTAAATTCATTTAAAAAAGTTTGATATGTTTTACTTCCGTAACTTCTCAATACAGCTGCTTCATCAAGACAACAAGCGGTAAAATATTTTGGATTAATATCTCCATCACGTACACGCTCATAATTAGTAAGCATTATATCCGTTTTGCAATTCTTAACGTCTTCCATAGACTTAACGTATTCAGGCTTCTCCATGCCTAATAAATTAACTGCGTCATTTACGAATTCTTGTTTAACTCCTAGAGGAAGTACAATTAATGCTTTACCGCCTTTATGCTTAATTGCAAGCCTGCTAAATTCAAGTGATGTAACCGTCTTGCCTATTCCAAAACTTGCAAAAACTGCACGTCTGCCACCTTGCAATGCCCAAATAACGCTGTCAATTTGGTGTGGTTTTAGAACTGGGTTGACTTCTGTCCTATCAATTGTTATCCCAGTTTCTTTTGCAACAACAATTTTACTTTTAAGAAAATCTATGTAATCTATTTTAATCACTCCCTTGATATATAACATTTGAACATTTAATCGTTTTGTCAAAAGACTTAAAATAGGGTTAGTTGCACTGGCTCTGTTGTTTCTGTGTTTACAAACATTTTATCAAATATCTTTTCAAGACAAGCAACTACAATAGAGTTCCCGCACTGTTTATAAATCTGACTATCTGACATTCCAATTTCTTTTATTTTTTCGTAATCGCCATCGTCAAAATTCATAAGTCTGATACATTCTTTTGGAGTTAGCTTTCTAATACGATATGTAGGTTTTTCAACTTGATATAAATAACTGTTGCCCCCTGCATTTCCCACAGGCTGTGAATTCAAACACATTGCGATTTCTTCGCTATCATATATTCTGTTACCTTGATGATATTGCTTGCCCCAATTTATTTCACCAATGCCACCGACTAATTTAGGTTCTTTTAAAAAATTGTTGTTTTCAAAAGAATTAGATGTAATAGTTGGACTTAATGATAATTCTGCTCCTTTATTAAAACCGTGAGCATTTTGAATTATTGTTGGTTCAGCAATATTCCCCATTGCATATCCGTGAGTGCAAGCAGTTAATGTTTGAGATACACCAGATATATCATAAACTGCTCCAGCTTGTGAATTGGGTGTTGTTTCGCCAATTTTCTTTACAGACGGTTCAATCACTAAATTATTTTTCTGAACACTTGTCAATGTATTGCTAGTACCTTGTGAATTAATTTCAAGCCTTTGTTCTGTGTCTATTCCAACATTTCTGTCTGATGGGTTTTCGGGATTTCGTCCTCGTGAAGCACAAATGCAAGGTTCTGTTACATCTTCAATTATTTTAGGTTGCCTGTTGCCGCCCTCCATTGTATCAAGTGTAGGTGAAATATACTCTTTATCATAAACAGTATTGCTTTGGTGTTTTTTATTGCTATTCGGATAAGAATAATGTCCGATTTCTTTTGGCTCAATATCTTCAATTATTTTCACTTCGTTATGCCCCCCCGATTTTGTTCTTATTGCTTGGCTTATTCCGTTTATTCCACAAACAACACCATTCATGCGATTGTAACCTTTTATTCCCAAATAATATAAATTAACAACCTCATAAATAATATCAGTCATCTTTCACCTCAATAGTATTATCAGTCACAGCAAATCCATTATGTGCTACTAAACAATTTGCAATATCAACATCTTGTTTAGGCTTAAATAAAAAGCCTGTTCCTTTTTCCTTGTGCTTTTCAGTGTGTTGTAAAAACCCCTCAATTAACGTATCACTCAAATAATATTTTTGGTCAACGTTACTTTCTAAAACATCTTTCAGCCTTAATTCAAGATGTACACTTTTAGGGAATTCAAACTCTTGATTTTTAGTTTTTAATATTGAAATTGCAAATACTCGTTCTCGGTTTTGAGGAACTCCATAATCTTTAGCGTTTAAAACTTGCCAATAGTTTTTATATCCCATTTCATCTAACACATGAAGCCAGCTGTTAAACTCGGGCATGAACTTTTGATGTGTTAGGGCCTTTACATTTTCCATGAGTAGATATGTAGGTAATTCACTATATTGTTTTGATATGTTAAGTAATCTTTCCACTTCCCATAATAAGCCCGAACGTGTATTACTGTCTTTTGATAAGCCTTTTTGTTGCCCTGCGACAGAAATATCGGTGCAAGGAAATGAATACGTCCATAAATCAGCTTTTGGCAATTTCCCAACTTTTGAAATATCACCGACTTGTTTTGATATAATTGTTGCAAGATAATATTTTTCAATATCATTTGATTTTCGCCTTGCAAGTTTACGCCAATCATAAGGCTTGTTTTTCTTAAAATCATAACCAATATTGAGTTTTAAAAGATAATTAGCCATTTTTTCTCTTGACGGATAATCAGTATAGTTTTCTATCATTTCAAGAGTTAAGCCGCTGTGTATGGCTGCATAACTAACTATTGCGTCTTTGTCAAGGTCTGATGTTGCAACGATTTCATGTTCAAGTCCTAACCTTTCAAGTGCTTTTGCTTGAGCTCCGATACCCGAAAATAACTCATTTACTTCTAACAA